AAGTACAAGGATGCTAATGAGTTCTTACAAGCTGGTGCTGTCAAAGAGTATCAGTCAGCTTGGTGGAATGCTAAGAAGTACGTGCCTGAAAATGTGATGAATACGTCACAACAATTCTTGTCTATGTATAACAATGCTGAGGAACATATCTACGTACCTACGGGTATTCCTGACTTTGATGAATTGGCTATGGGTCTGATGCAGGGACACTTTACTGTCTTTAAAGCACAGACTGGTATAGGTAAGACTGAGTTCATGCGTTACTTGCAGTATCGTATATTGTCACAATACCCTGACGTACCTTTAGCGATCTGGCACTTAGAAGAAACTAAACTCCGTAGTCTACTTGGTCTGTGTTCGTATCACTTGCAAGACAACGTGACACGTAAAGATATCATCGAAGAGAAGGAAGCTGACGAGCTGGTTCAACAGGCTATTCTCGAATTGACAGAACACGAGCGACTGTTTCAGTTTTACCTGAATGACGAAGACGATCCTCTTACTTTGCTTGATCAGATTAGATATCTGTCACAGGCTTGTGGTTGTCGGTATATCATGTTTGAACCAATTCAGGATGTGGCAGCATCTAAGGCTGGGGATGAAAGCAAAGAGGCATTCCTAGCTGACATGGCTATTCGTCTGACTAAGCTCGCTGCTGAGTTGAATGTAGGCATCATAACGATTGCCCACACCAATGACGATGGGGCAGTGAAGTACTGTAAGATGATTGAGCAACGTGCATCTGTGGTGGTCGAGTTGCAACGTGACAAAATGGCTGAGGACCCCACCGATAGGAATACGACACGTCTCTTCATCACTAAGAACAGACCAACAGGTGCAACTGGCTTTGCTGGGGAAATGCTGTTCAATTCAGACACATTTACTTTAGCGAATAAGTGGACGATATGAGAGTAGCAGTAGCAGATATAGAGACAGATAGTTTGGACGCGACAGTTATACACTGTATTGTCGTTCAACCTCTCTGGTCACGTAAAAAGTTAGTCTTTACTAATTTGACTGAGGATGACAATGAAAAAACAAGGTTCTGGCTACTATGCCAGCAAGTCGATATTTGGGTATTCCATAACGGTATTGGGTTTGATGTACCCACGATCAACCGTTTGCTTGGTGATCTTATCAAGCCCGAAAGGGTCTTGGACACGCTCATTATGTCTAGGCTTATAGACTATAACATCCCAGATGGTCACAGCCTAAGAGCATGGGGCATACGGTTAGGTCTGCATAAAGGGGACTTCAAGGACTTCGCTACTCTGTCAGATGAAATGATTGAGTACTGTATCAATGATGTTGATGTAACACATAAGCTATACAAGAAGTTCTTGCCCGTTATTGAAGACCCTGAGTGGGAAACCGCCATTGAGACTGAACACGATATCGCTTGGGTTTGTGAAGAGATGCATCAGACTGGCTTTTTGTTCGATAGAACCTCAGCCGAAGAAATGTTGTCTGAGATGGAACAGCACATGGAAGAGTTAGAACAAATGTTCCAACAGATATGGCCCCCTAAGTTAGTTGAGGTTAATCGTGTTAAGTTCCGTATGAAGAAGGATGGTACTCTCTTTAGTACTGTTAGCAATGCTCTTAACAAGTACCCTAAGACTGAAAGGGTGGCAGGGGAACTTGTTTGTTACGATTATAAGAAGTTTGAACCTTCCAGTCCTAAGCAGCGTATAGAACGCTTATGGGAAGCTGGATGGGAGCCAGTAGAAAAGACAAAGGGACATATCCAATATGAACGAGAACAAACAACTGGACTTCTTTATAAAAGAAATAACGAAGCCAGAAAATAATGACACGTTGTACTGTAGGAAATGTAAGACTGATAAAGACCTAGATCAGTTTAGTCCCTGTGCCATTACATATCAGACACAAGATCGAAACAATAGATTGTCTGGTGTTACTGGTACTGCTGCGTACTGTAAAACTTGTAGGTCTGATTACCAGATGGGTGTTGCAATAGCTAAGAAGTTTGCACCACCTAGACCATCAGAGCCAATACCTTGTGAAATATGTCAGCAGTTGACTGAACCTAAAGAACTGCACTTAGACCACGATCATAAAGGTCATTTTTTTAGAGGTTGGTTGTGTAGAACATGTAACGTAGGTTTAGGAGCACTAGGTGACTCGATAGAAGGTTTAGAAGTAGCTATAAAGTATTTGGAGAAGGCAAATGGAAGACAAAGCTAAACACTACGAAGTGTACGGATGGACTTGTTCTGAGACAAATCTACGGACACTGCCTGAAACAGCCCCTACAGGCGCGAAGAAGTTAGCGGAGTGGTTGACCCTTCAAGGACGTAAAAGCTCACTGGTGGAGTGGCTAGGGCAGTGTAAGGACGATAGCCGTATTCATGGTAGATTTATGCACATTGGCGCATGGACAGGACGGATGTCACATCAGGCCCCCAACCAAGCGAATATACCTTCAGCCTTCCACGGTACGCCAAAGGACCCCGTAGAGGAAATTAAGGCTAAGTATGATGGACCTATGCGTAAGCTGTGGCGGGTGCCAGAAGGTAAATATCTTGTAGGGACAGACGCAGAAGGTATTCAGTTACGCATACTGGCTCACCTTATGCAGTCTAAGGCTTATGTTGATGCGATCGTAACAGGCAAGAAAGAGGATGAAACGGATATCCACAACGTCAATAGACGTGCGTTAGGCATGGATCACGTTACAAGAGATATGGCTAAGACTTTTATCTATGCGTTCTTGTTAGGTGCAGGAACAGCGAAGATAGCTCAGATACTCAAGGTCGGACAGAAAGATGCTAAACAGGCCGTAGACAACTTCCTTGAAAGCATTGATGGTCTGAAAGACTTGAAGCAGCAACAAATCCCTTACATTGCTCGTAGAGGATGGTTCAGGGGTTTAGATGAACGGAAGGTCAAAGTTCCTTCAGAACACAAGGCACTCGCAGGTATGCTGCAAAACGGTGAGAGTGTTGTTGTTAAGCATTGGGTGCTTGATTGGAAGGCCCGTGCTGAGAAAGAGGACCTTCCGTTCAAACTAATCGACATCGTTCACGATGAAGTACAGGTCGAGGTAGACGACATGGATAGTGCTACCCGCCTAGTGGAAATACAGAAAGAGAGCATGAACAGAGTAAGAGACAAACTAGATGTCTTCTGTCCTCTGGCTGTCTCTTCTGACATAGGAAAGAATTGGTATGAGACGCATTGACAACTTGCGAATCATCTGCTAATCTGATATAATAACGCGCTCGAAAGGACTAGAAAATGAGCAAAACATCTTATCATGAATATAACGGAACCTCTATGTACGCTCAGGTGTTTGAACGTAATCGTGATATGGGTTCAGAACAGTATCCTTTGACTGACGTAGACGGTCAGTACAAAATTCAGTTGGTTGTAGACGGTGCTACACGAGATAAAATGTTGAAGGATGGTATCCCTGATACAATTCTTGGGTACGACATGTTCAAACCAGTAGAAGGTGAAGAAGACAAATACGCTTACACATTTAAGCGCACACATCTTCACAAGAACTTCAAGGATGATAACGGTAATCCACAACTGCAAGGCCCACCCAACGTAGTTGATTGGAATGCGACAATGCAACAGCAGCAAGCTGTACCTTGGGACACAGAACAGAACATTTGGAATGGTTCTAAAGTACGTGTCAAGTGTTCTATCTACAAAGGTCGTGCTAACATCGTGACACTGGAAAGTGTTGGTGTTGTTGAACTTGCGGATCAACCAGAACAAAAAGAGGTTGTTCGCTGGTAATGGCTGAAGTAACAATCACATTTATCCATACGGCAGAGGCTGACGGTTTTGACCAAACCGTTAGCTTCACTCGTGATGGCATTGAAACAGTAGAAGACGCACTCCAGTTTTGTCTTGACGCTCATAAAGCGGGGGGTTGGGACTATTGGGAAGCTATGGGTGTCGCGTATGATGACGGGACTATTAAATGGCAACCATCACAACTTTAGTATCGGACATCTATAACGTACTGCAAACTGGCGAAGGCTACACTGATGCAGTGGCTAAATGGGTAGCTGATGATATTCGCCACTCCTTAATTAGACAAACAACCCCTCGTGAAGCGAAGGCTTCTTTACGCCTGAGTGGACTAGGGACCCCCTGCAAGCGAAAGCTGTGGTATTCTGTGAACAAAACGGGAACAGCACAAGCTCTTCGTCCAGCTACTTTAAACAAATTCATATTTGGCGATATGATGGAGTCACACATTTTGGGTTTAGCAATGGCTGCTGGACACGATGTTCAAGGTATGCAGGACCAAGTAAATGTTTACGGCATTCTAGGCCACAGAGACTGTATCATTGACGGTATGTTGGTTGACGTAAAGTCAGCTTCTACCTACGGTATGCGAAAGTTTAAAGATAACGGCTTAAGGGATGATGATCCCTTCGGTTATTTAAGTCAGTTGTCGTCTTATCTCCACGGGTCTCAAGATGACCCACTACTCACGGAAAAGAATAAGGCTGCTTTCCTTGCTGTTGATAAGCAACACGGGAATATCTTGTTAGACATTTATGATCTGTCTGATGAAATGGCTAATAAGCGTAACGAGGTCCATAATGCAAAGAACCTGGTAGCCAAGAAAAGCCCACCTGAACGTCCCTTTAGTGACGAAGCGGATGGAAAAAGCGGCAATAGAAAACTTTGCATGACATGCAGCTACTGTGATTACAAGAATACCTGTTGGCCTGATTTACGCACCTTTTTATACAAAGGTGGCCCACGCTACCTTACGAAAGTAGAACGTGAGCCACGCGATGTCTTCGAGGTATAACGCAATCAAGAACGGTTGGCGTTCAGGTTTTGAGGAACGGATCGCCAAAGAACTGAAAGAACAGGGTGTAAAGTACGAGTACGAGACAAAGAAGATCAAGTACGAGATACGAGAGACACGTACCTATACTCCAGACTTTATCCTACCCAATGGAATTATAATTGAAACCAAAGGTAGGTTTATTGCTTCTGACAGAAAGAAGCATAAGCTTATAAAAGACCAGTACCCGAAACTCGACATTCGATTTGTCTTTTATAATGCTAACACAAAGCTCTACAAAGGAGCTAAATCATCCTACGCAGATTGGTGTACTACACACGGGTTTATGTGGGCTAACAAAACGATACCTGACGAATGGATAAAGGAATAACATATGACACAAATGAAGGTTCATCGTGTACTTGAAGGACCAGTTAGTGGTGAAGATATGGGGTACGACTTCACTGGTTACGCTATTCTTGCGTCAGTTGAAATTGATGGAAAACTCGAACAGGAAGAACTATGGTTTGAGTCTTTGGAAGAACCTTATGCAATAAAAAAGCATACAGAAACAAAGATAGAGCCATATATCCTAGAAGATATGGTTGACATACTTGGGCAAACGCAGTAATTTCGAGAGGGTAGCAAGAGATTACTACCCTACTCCTCTTGCAGCAGTCCTCCCCCTGCTGCCCCACCTAGCGCAACGCTTTACAGACGACTTCCCAACTTTTGTAGAGCCTTGCGCTGGTGATGGGAGACTAATAAATCACTTAGTGCAAAATTCTGATATGAGATGTGTGTGGGCTTTGGACATTGAACCGAGGCCCTCTGTTTCACATCCTATTGAGCAGAAGGATGCACTAGAGGAATCTTACTCGCATTGTGATTATATCATCACGAACCCTCCTTGGGACCGTAAGATACTTCATCCGATGATAGAACACTTCACTTCCTTTTGTCCTACTTGGCTTTTGTTTGATGCTGACTGGGCGCACACTAAGCAATCAGCCCCGTACATGAAAATGTGTGTTAAGATTGTGTCTATAGGTCGAGTGAAGTGGATAGAAGACAGTAAAATGACAGGCAAGGATAATTGTGCTTGGTATCTTTTTGATGCGAATCACGACAGTCCTACAGAGTTCTACGGGAGAATCAAATGATTACATATGACGACATTGTAGTGTTTCAAGAACATGAAGCGTACTATGAGATAACGCTAAGAGTGTCTTACATGGAACAAGAAGATGAAATAGGCACCTTTGCTAACCCAGAGGTGCTGAATAAAATGGAAGACTTAATCACTGAGGCCATAGATGAACTAGAAGGTTTTGAGGTGATTGAAATGGAAATAGAGAAGGAAGTAGAAAAATGAAGTGGTTATGGGATTGGTTTAAGCGTTGGATGAAGTACCAAGCAACTTGGAGAGCACATCGTCAAGTCATTAAAGAATTAAACGGATTGACGGACAAACAGCTTGCAGATATGGGAATTTCTCGCTACGATATAGATCGTCTGGTTTGGCATCCAGAAGATTTCGAACGTAGAGGAGGAAAACAATGAGCAACTATTTACCAACTGACTATCAGGCATTTACGGACGAGGGTTGCAGGAAGTGCTGCAGCTTAATATAGAGAAACTAGATGACCGCCAGAAACGTGGCAAACTAAAGGGAAGTGGTGACAACAGATGAAGCGCAACCAGAAAGTAGAGGACTACATAGAATCACGTCTGGATGAATTACAAGAACGATTTAGAAAGTCCTATGATGACATAGATAAGGTATCTTACTCAAGACTAATCCGTGAGTTACGTCATATAAAAAAGGAATTAGAGTAAAGAGGGAACACACTGGCTGGAAGTTAGTATTAATAATAGTTGCACAGTCGGCGGTGCAATCATTGATGATACTGAAACAAGGCTACCTAGAAGCGATGGGATGAAGTGTTGTGATAGACCACCTAGAAGCGGGAAGTGAAAG